GACGTGCCCGCATTGCTGCCACCTTCTTCGGAACCGGAAGATTTTCCGATACCGCAGGCAGAAACGGATACGATACATGGTCTGCTTGGGATGCACAGGATAGAGAGTGGAAATTTCAGAAAGATGTCAGCATCGCCGGAATCGACAAAGAAAAATGTGAACTGGTCACACCCATCCTGCATTACGAAGACATAGAACGACTGCAGGAACTGGTTCGCCAGCTCCGCCACGCCGGTGCAATTTCCAATTCACAGGTCGGAGCGGGTGTACACATCCACATCGGAGCAAACGGACACACACCGCAGACGCTCCGCAACCTTGCCAACATCATGGCAAGCCATGAACAGCTGCTCATCCAAAGCCTGAAAATTGACCAACGCCGAACCGAACATTATTGCCGGACCGTTGACCCACTGTTTTTGGAAACGCTGAACCGGAAAAAAGCCCACCACCATGGCACAGCTTGCGGACATCTGGTATTGCAGCCACAGAGCAGAATCCGGCAGAAATCAACATTACAACGGTAGCCGATACCATCAGCTAAACTACCATTCCGTTTTTACAAAGGGTACAATCGAATTCCGACTGTTCCAATTTGATAACCCAACAGCAGAACGGAAAGGCGGACTGCACGCCGGACAGCTGAAAAGCTATATTCAACTTTGCCTTGCCCTGAGCCAGATGGCGAAAATGGTAAAAACCGCAAGCCCGAAACCGCAGCAGAATGAAAATCCGAAATTCGCCATGCGAACATGGCTGATGCGATTGGGATTCATCGGAGACGAATTCGCAACGGCAAGAGAAATCCTGACCAGAAACCTTTCTGGTGACGCTGCTTTTCGATTTGGCAGAACCGCCTGATAGCAGTGATCGCTTCCCTACCCTGCCCACTTCGGTGGGCTTTTGGGGGTAACAGGCAACGCCTGCAAAAACAGAAAAGGATGTGCAATCTATGAGAAAATATTATCTTGCCTATGGGAGCAACCTGAACGTGGAGCAGATGCGGTTCCGCTGTCCGGATGCAAAAATTGTTGGAACAACATGGATTCCCGATTATCGACTGCTATTCAAGGGCAGCAAAACGGGCAGCTATCTGACCATTGAACACAAAGCAGATTCTTCCGTACCAGCTGCGGTCTGGAGCGTTTCCGAAAACGATGAACACCGACTGAATGTGTATGAAGGCTTTCCACAGTTCTACTACAAAAAGGAGCTCGCCGTTCCGGTACGGCTGCCCAGTGGGGAAACAGTTGTCCGGAATGCCTTTGTGTACATCATGCACGAAAATCGGAAGCTGGGTCTTCCAACAGCAGCCTACTGGGAAACTTGCCTGTCGGGTTTACCGCAGTTTTGGATTTGACCGCACCGTTCTGGAACGGGCATATTGGGACAGCAGGGAGGGGATTTCTTATGAAAACGAATAAACAACAAAAACGGATTTGTCCGCTGTGCCATCAAGCTTACTACGATGCTCCGGCAATTTCCAGAGTGGACAATCAAACGCCAATCTGCCCCGACTGCGGTACCAGACAGGCATTGCAATCTATCGGCATTTCCAAGCAGGAAACCGAGCAGATTCTTTTCACCATTCACAGCGTACAAACGGCAGAATAAGCCGCCACGTTCGCCTGTGTGGGCGATTTGCAGCGAGCAGGGATTGTTTTCCGATGGCAGTTCTGAATGGGCTGTACGAGGCAGAGGGTCGGCTGGTTTCCGACCCTTTGGCTTGTAGTTTTTGGTTTGGTGGTTATCGGTTGGTGCGGCATTCCCACATAAACTCTGCCCAAGCTTCGTACTGCTCCCTGCGAAGTTCCTCTTCGTCAATTTCCTCCGTTTGCATGCGAATGTCGGTAACCTCCTCCAAGGTTGTGCCGTTTCGTTCGGCGTCTTCCTTTGCGTAGCTTTCCGCTTTTGATTCTTCGAACTCCTCTGCTTCCCGTCCGGTCAATTCCAGTTCGTAGTAGTATTCGCTGTCCACCCATTCAATGATAACCTTTTTGATTTTCTCCATTTTCGTTTCCTCCGTTTTTTGTTTTGCTTGGTTTCCCTTGCGTTGTGTACATATTAACTCTTTTCAACCGATATATCAAGCGGCTAAATGTACAGAACTATCGCAGAACAGATGCCGGATTTCTTGTGTAACTTACACACAAGCACGAAATAGCTTTCAAATAAGGAGTGTGATGCCAGATGAAAAAACTCACCGATTTCTTTCGCAGCCGGGACAAGCCGAAAAACAGCTATGACAGTCCGGGTTATCGCTACCTTTTCGGCAGAACACCCAGTGGAAAACGGGTGGATGACCAAAACGCAATGCAAATTGTGGCGGTCTATGCCTGTGTGCGAGTCCTGTCCGAAGCAGTCGCCCAGCTGCCTTTGCATGTCTACCAATATACAGATAACGGAAAAGAGCGAGTGCCAAAGCATCCGCTCTATTTTTTACTCCACGACCAGCCCAATCCGGAGATGACCTCGTTTGTTTTTCGGGAAACGCTGACAAGCCACCTGCTGCTATACGGCAATGCCTACGCACAGATTATCCGAAACGGCAGAGGAGAAGTCATTGGGCTGTATCCGCTGATGCCGGATAAGATGAAGGTCGACCGGGATGACAAGGGCAGACTGATTTACAAATACAGCCGATACGAGGAACAGAACCCGAATTTCAAGAAGCAGGGTGAGATTATTCTCTATTCGGATGAGGTTCTGCATATTCCGGGACTTGGTTTTGACGGCTTAGTCGGCTATTCTCCGATTGCTGTCGCGAAAAATGCGATCGGTCTTGCAGTTGCCTGTGAGGAATATGGTGCATCGTTTTTTTAGCAAANGGTGCTTCGCCCTCTGCCGTTNNNGNGCATCCCGGCGTCATCAAAAATTCCAGAACGCTTGCGAAATTCATGGCAGCAAGCCTACGGTTCCGGCAATTCCCACAAGGTCGCAGTCCTCGAAGAAGGCACAAAGTACACACCCATTTCCATACCGAATAACGAAGCACAATTTCTGGAAACCAGAAAGTTTCAAATTGAAGAAATCGCCCGACTGTACCGTGTGCCGCTGCATATGATCGGCGACCTTGACCATGCGACCTTTTCCAATGTGGAGCATTTATCATTGGATTTTGTGAAGTATTCGCTTGACCCGTGGCATTGTCCGCTGGGAACAAAGCCATGCAAAAAGCCCTGCTTTCGGAATCAGAAAAAGGGCGGTATTTCACCAAATTCAATGTAGAGGGGCTGCTGCGTGGTGATTATGCGAGCCGTATGCAGGGCTATGCAACAGCAAGACAAAACGGCTGGCTGTCCACAAATGACATTCGGGAACTGGAAGATATGAATCAGGTTCCGGCAGAAGAGGGCGGAGACCTGCTGCTTGTGAACGGCTCATTTACAAAATGAAAGGACGCCGGTGCCTTTGCAAATACCAATTCTAATGAAAGGAAGGAAACAAACGGATGAAGAAAAACCGATTCTGGAACTGGGTCAGAAATGAATCCGACAGGGAATCCATTCTGTACTTGTACGGTGCGATTGCCGATGAAACTTGGTTTGAGGACGACATCACGCCTGCCATGTTCCGGTCAGAACTGCAAAAACATACAGGAGATGTCACGGTCTTTATCAACTCGCCGGGCGGCGATGTCTTTGCAGCCAGCCAGATTTATACCATGCTGCGAGAACATAAGGGCAAGATTACCGTTAAAATTGACGGCATTGCTGCCTCTGCTGCTTCCATCATCGCCATGGCAGGCGATGAAACGCTGATTGCACCGACTGGTATGCTGATGTGCCACAATCCGATGACATTTGCCTCTGGCAACAAGGCAGACATGGAAAAAGCAATTTCCCTGCTGGAGGAAGTCAAGGAATCCATCATCAATGCCTATGAAGCAAAAAACCGGTCTTTCCAGAGCGAAAATTTCGCATCTGATGGAACGAAGAAACGTGGATGAATGCCAAGAAAGGCGTTGCAGCTTGGATTTGTAAGACGGCANTNCTTTTTGAGAAGAAGGGAAAAGGAGATGCCTTTTTCTCCAGAAGAGCCGCCGGAAGAAGAACCGGAGGAACAGGAGACGGAAGAGAGGGCGGAAGAAAAAAAAGAAATACTGCACCCTCTATGCTGTACTCCCCTTCCCGTACCAGAGATTCTTTCCTGCAGAAGCTTTCCGACCATCCATCCAGCGGCACACCCATTGACCAGTTGGACAAACGACTGACCCTTTTAAAGTACTAATTACAGGAGGTTTTGAATATGACCATTCAGGAATTGAGAGAAAAGAGAGCCAAGGCATGGGACACCGCCCGTGATTTTTTGGACTCCAAGCGAAATGAAAGTGGTCTGCTTTCCGAAGAGGATAGCCAGACCTATGATGCCATGGAACAGCAGATTGTAGCCTACGGCAAGGAGATTCAGCGGCTGGAACGGCAGACAGAACTGGAAGCCGAGCTGAAGCGTCCAACCAGCACGCCGATTGTCACACCACCGGGGCTGTACAACACGCCTGCAGCAGAACGGCGCGGCACGGCATCCGATTCCTACAGCACGGCTTTCTGGAACAGCATCCGCAATCGAAACTACTACGATGTGCGGAATGATTTGCAGGTTGGTGTCAATGAAGAAGGTGGCTATCTGGTGCCGGATGAGTTTGACCGGCGTCTGGTAGAGGCATTGGAAGAAGAGAACATCTTCCGTCCGCTTGCAACCGTGATTACAACCGCCAGCGGCGACCATAAAATTCCGATCGTCACAGCAAAAGGCGAGGCTGTTTGGATGGAAGAGGGCACGCCCTATACGCCGTCTGATGATACATTTGGACAGGGGATTCTGGGTGCCTACAAGGTTGGTACTGCCATTAAGATTTCAGAGGAGCTGCTGAATGATTCCGCTTTTGACCTGACATCCTATATTTCCAGAGAGTTTGCAAGACGGATTGGTGCGAAGGAGGAAGAGGCATTCCTCATTGGAGATGGCGTGAATAAGCCGACAGGTATTTTTGAAATTGTCAATAACACTTGACACAATTTCCACAAGGATTTTGAAGTTAAGCAGCGCTTGTCAAAGCTGAATAAAATCTACGTCGTTTTACAGCTTGGTGGGATACCACCGATCGCGGAGCAGATTCTGCGGTTGCTCCAGTAACTCATAAAATATCGCCAAACCATGGTTTTCAATTCTTCAACTGAATAATCATCTGTTCTTCTGCCACGATGATAAAACAGTTCCTGTTTCATTCTTGCCCAGATGCTTTCACATCGTGCATTATCATGGCATCTTCCGCCAGCACGATTCATGCTCTGGACAATGCCGTATTTTTGAATGGCAGCTCTGTATGCAGCACTGGTATACTGACTGCCACGGTCAGAATGGAGAATTGCTCCACGAATTTCAGGAAACCGCAAACTCGCATTTTTCAACGTTTCACAGCACAGTTCAGCACGCATATGGTCTGCCATGGCAAGACCATTGGGCATCAGGTCATAGCAGTCAAAAATTGCAGAAACATACAGCTTTCCATCCTTTGCTTTGATTTCAGTGATATCTGTCACGCATTTTTTTAGCGGTGCATCGGCTGAAAAATCACGTTTCAAAAGGTCATCTGATTTGCGTGCTTCCCGATCCGCTTTCGTGATTCCATTTGGTTTTCGCTTCGGTTTATGAATCAGATGGATTTGTTCCATTATTTTGCGAACAGTTCCTTCGCTTGGTATCTTAAGATCATCAAGTTCGCCGATTTCCTCTTTGTGTTTGAGTGCCTGATACATACGAATTCTGCCGTAATCGGCGTTTTCTTCATCTTCATCATGAATTTCCAGCATAGCGTCAGCCAGCGGCTGATACTTCCACGGCTTTTCTTTTCGTTTCAGATAATCATAAAACGCCTGTCTGCTGACTTGCAGTGCATCACAGTAAAATTGGATTTTTCCTGTCATTCTGCCGTCATCTGTCCGGATTGCAACGTACATCAATCTTTGTTCTTTCCTGACTTCTGACGGCTGGCGGCGAAAAAAGCTGCTGCATCCTCCAGAAATTCATTCATTTCATGTAGCCGTTTGTTTTCTTTTTCCAATGCTTTTATTTGCTTCTTTAGCTGCTGATTTTCTTCTGCAATGTTCAGAGATTCCTCTGGACTGCGTTCTCCGCATCCGATGTCCAATTCTCCCATTTTTGCTTTTCTGATCCATCCATACAGTGTATTGACCGGTATTTGCAACTCCTCCGCTGCTTTTGTTGATCCGATTTTTTTTGCTAGCTTTACTGCCTGCACTTTATATTCCTTTTCATATTCTCGCTTCTCTGACATCTTTTTACCCTCCGTTTTCTCTTTTTTCCTATTTTATTTCTTTGACCTTAAGGTGTCAAGTTTTATTGTACAACATCATNATTTNCTNTTCATTTTCAGCTTTNCTGACATNTTTNTNCNNTCNGNNTNCGTNTTNTNNNNTANNTTATTTCTTTGACCTTAAGGTGTCAAGTTTTATTGTACAACATCACAAAAAGTCCTTATCGAACAAACCGTACAGGGAATCCTTGATGCAAGAGCAAAATATCCTGAATGTTCCCTTTCCGATCTCTACGATGAATCAACTCCGGAAGGCACACCACCAGAAAAATGACTTTGCGGCTATGGTGGCTTATGGGTTTGATAAAAAGATTACCGAGAACGAGTGTGTAGCGGGGATGATGAAGATATATCAGAAATTTTCAAAGTAATGTTATAACAAGCACAAGAGAAAATATATTGAAATCAATCAATAATTATGAATTAAAGCATTTTTGATACAGATGCAAAAAGTGGTTGCAAGTAATATTGTCAGTAATATGGAATCATTATAAAAATGGAGTGGATAAAATGCCGTATACTGTAAAATCCAGCGAAAAATTAAGAAAGTCTGCTGCTGATAGTGAAACTAAGGCATTGCTATATCTAATGAATTTTAGAAATGACAGCAGGGAAATTTACTATTTTGTAGTCGATTTTTTTAATGACTTGACAGGCATGGATCGTTACTCTTCAAAGTTATGGGATATTCAATCAAAAGCAGAAAATAATAATTCCCCTAATGCAATAGGTAGGGAGTTAGTAACTTTATATAAAAATTATATTAGCGAATTGGACTTTGCATATTATATCTTATTTTTTGGTGGAATGAGTATTAAACACCTTGTAAATTCAACACTGACTTCATTTGGAATTGAGAATTTAGCAGATGATGCAAAAATGAAAAGTAACTGAAGGGTTAAAAAAAGAAGCAAAAGAAGAAAACTTACATTGATAATACAAACTATTACAGATGATAGAATAGATGATTTCTTAACTAAAGTTGTATTTGTT